GATAAAGGCTTTCTCTTGGTCAAACAACCAACCATTACTAATCTGTTTAGCTATTATCTTTTGTGTCTGATGCTCTAAGGAAATAGACTCATCAGAAAAAAACCGTAGCTCTTTAACAAGTTCATTATGTGCTGCCTTAGTAACCCTAACGTCCTGTATGCAATATTCTTCCATCTCTGGTGTAAGCACAGACCAATCAGAATGCTCTCCTTTAGGCCCGCCAAGGATATCTCCCCAGTTCCTTAAAGAGTGTCCCCCTTCCCTGTTGGGACAAGCAAGTCTGGATAAGACCAACGTATCACTATGCTTAAACCCAGAGAAATCTATCTTCCACAATCTCTCCAAGACAGGAACATCGAAAGCAATAGAATTATGACCTACAATGTGCTTATCTTTTAGGTTGGACAGTAACACCCTAAAGTCCTCTGGTTCTTTGATAATAACTGCTTCCTGATTATCAACAATACAACCAACACAGAATATCTCAGTAGGTTTTAGACCGTCAGTTTCAATGTCAAACCAAAGCATTAGGCTTTCCTTTGTTTAGAAGTCATCAGAAACCTCCAAAGGACAGCTAGTCTCCTCCAGTCTTCCTGTATCCTTGTTGTAGTATAGATAACAGGCAGGGCCAGTAAGACCACTAAAGCGATTCTTTAGCACCCTAACGGTAGTTGTGTTCCTAATATAAGGATCTGCATTCTGTTGATCTCTTTCTAAACCAATGACCATATCCGATAGCTGTGCAATGGCCGCTGAACCCCTAAGTTCCGCTAAAGATATCTGCCCACCATCCTCATGTGCCTTACCTTGGGGTCTTCTCAGGTGAGACACTAAGAACAAGCCTACACCTGTCTCCTGCACAAGTTTTCTCAGGTTAGTCATAATGGAGTCAATGGCCTTCCTTTCATCATTAACTTCTTGGTCACTAACGACTATGCTTAAATGATCCAGAATAATCCACTTACAGTCTAAACCTCTAGCCATGTATCTAACCCTAGCTAGTAGGTTATCCTCTGAAGTAGATCCCCAATGGTCAAACAAGTACACCCTTCCAGTTCCTAATGTTTTCTCCCAATATGTCCTCTTATCTTCTCTGGTTATATTGTCATTAAGATGTAAAGGTTGATTAGCTTCTATGGACATTAAACCTAAAGCAGTTCTAGGGATATCTTCCTCTAATGCCAATATACCTACATTGTCCTCAGTTGCATCTAAGATGTAATGCTGTAGCTCTCTGACCATTTGAGACTTGCCCATACCGGAACCACTGGTAATTGTGACTAGCTCTCTCTCCCTAAACCCAAAGGTAAGATCATTCAAACATTGCCAAGGATAAGGATAAACCAAGACATCCTCCCTATCCATGAGTAAATCCCAAGTGTCCACACCAGAGATAATCCCGTCAGGCTGATACGTCTTTGCATTCCACCATTCCTTAACAAAAGCAGACACCTTATTCGCCACTAGCATATCACTAGCGTCCTTCATGGGTAAGGTTACATTCTTAGCCTTGTTGGGTGAAAACAGATCCAAGACACTTCTAGCTGCATCCTGTCCTGCCTTGTCATTATCAAAACATATGACCACACTCTCAAAAGTTTCAAGATATTCTAGGTTCTCCTTTATATCTCTAACGGCACCACTACAACCTGACCTAATGGAAACCACAGGCCACTTATTATCAAACATCTCACTTACTGATAGGGCATCCTTCTCACCCTCAACTATAGTAATAAACTTCTGTCCAGTTCTAAATTTAGATTGTCCAAATAAACCTACGTTGGTAAAATGACCAGTCGTAGAAAATTGCTTAGAGTCAACTACTCGCACTTTAGTGCCGACAATCTCATCTGTACTTTTATCCACATAAGGATAGTGGTGCTTGACTATTTTACCCTTCGTATCGTATTCTACAGACACACCATATAGATTCATTGTGTCTTTAGATAGCCTCAACTCTGGAATAGCCGCTATTGTTCCTAGCATCTCTACTCTCGCCTTTTTAGTTGGTGTATGAGGGACAAACTCAGGATCCCCTTCTTTATCTACTGTTGCTGCTTCATAATGATGACACCCAAGGGAAAAACAATAACCATGTCCATCTGAATACCTACCAAAATTATCCTTAGAGCCACACTTTACGCATGGCTCATGGTGGGAAAATTTATTGCTCTTTTTCCGTTGGGAAACAACGGCCACTAAAAATCGCCCATGTCGATATCAGCTAAAGACAAGACTTTAACTTTGTTTAGATAAGTAGCAACACCGTGTACTGGGTGAGGCTTACCTAAAGTATAAGCAATGCGAAGTTTAGAACCTCTGGTTATATGCCCATTGAATGGATTATTTTCACTATCAAAGACAGGAATATCATATTTGGACACAAACTTACGTTGTCCTGTTCCTTCATAATCTTTAACCTTTACACCTTTGTTCTTTAATTCATCTACTACGTCTTCTCCCAAAGACAGTGTAAGGGCATACTTACCTGTAGATTGCCCGTTGTACTCCTCATGCTCACTAAGATTAACGAATGCTGCACTACCTTCTAATACTGACATATTGATACTCCTAAGTTAGTTAACTTGTTGTTTAAAAAATTAATTACCTAAATGGTAAGATTGGATTATACCATATTTTTACTACTTTGTCTTATACAACGTCCCCTTTTTAAAAATCATCTTCGCCACAATAACTATCCTCTAGTAAATCCTCTATAGTTAACCCGTTGGAAAGTAAGAAAGTTTTTCCACTTTCAACAAGACACAAGGTGCATAAATCATAGTACACCCTAGTGTAGTTATCGTCTTTCCTGACAAGTTCCCGATCATTTAATATACAATTACAGGCTCTACACTTAGACATTTTAATTATCCTCTTTAATAGTCCTCACTTTTGTCTTCTTCCTCTATGTTTTCAAATGCTCGGAGATACTGGTATTCATTCCAAAGACCCACTAATTCGTCGCGTTCCATCTTCCGAAAAACATCTAAGTTGTGCTGCCAAACTATATCTTTTGCTTCTTGCAAACTCACAAACTGCGTGTGGTGATCCACAATGGCCTGTAGGGCATCGTTGTACTCTGGGTCATCTGGAATTACATCATACCCAATTAGGTTTTCTTTAATCTTACTCATAATATAATCCTCATTCGTTCCACATAAATTCTACGTTTAATTGTACAGCACTTCCATTAATAGATACTGGGTTATCCTCTCTCAACTCATATAGTGCCTTATAGTGCTCGTTAAATACAATAAGTCTAGTGCTAACCAAAGTCAACAACAATTCTAGGTCATTATTGGTTAGCTTGTCGGCTAGTTCTTCTATATCTGTTGCTTGCATAACTACCTCGCTTAATTTTTAAATTATAGGTTTCGATAAAAACACTGATGATCGTTTGTGGGCTTCATTTTCAAATTGAGGCCAAGCATAGTCTTTTTCTCGACGTTCTAGGTGCTTATCTAGTACAACCTCGGAATACTTTAAGGCCGCATATAGACTACTTTGGGGCAGTAAAGTGGCCTCTGCAATCTCTGGCACCGTGTAGAGAAGATGCTTCTTTAGATCTTTATGGCTACTGTAGTTCACCCACTCACGCAATTTTTTAGGTTTTCTAGTCCTCACTGTCATTTTCCCCATATTTGAAGTTATAATCTGCCGTGGTTTGATAATTGTGAAAGTTACTCTCATTCTCATCATCATCATAACCATTCTGCCAGTCTTCGTCAGTCACTCGACAGGGCATGTTTGGATCTCTCACGCCCAAACACTCACCCAAACCGACGTATAAAGCACTTTGCATTTTCATAATCCACCTCTAAGTTATAGATAAAATAATTCTCAAATTGACCAGTATTATACATGATAATACCAGAGCGGCACAAGATAACATCGAAAGGCACAGCAGGGTGACAAACTTTTGTTTTCTCTTGTGTTTTTTCTCAAGTTCAAGCATAGCACTGTTCATTGTGTACCTCTCTTTTGTCTTGATTCCCTTTGCATATCCGATAGACTTTCCGCTGCAAAGTCCTCGGGACTTGCCACAGTTTACGTCCTGAGTGTCTACCCCATCCACTAATTCTAGCATGATCTGAGAACGCCAACCAGTCCTCGAAATTAGTCAAAGGGATATCTTGTTCTACGTCTCTGCTTAGATCCCAATCAAAGGTCACGCTGTATAGATCGCGGTCGCCTGCCATCTCTATAGCTTTAGGTATTGGTGTTGTCATTGTGCAACCTCCCGATCTTTCCTAAACCAATCTAGTGCTTGTTTTTTGCACTCTTTTAGTTGGTCTTGGGATATCCCTAGACTAACCAAAAGAGCATTCGCTTTCTGAATATATACCGCCGCCTCATCTTCGTCAGTCGCGGACAAAGCCAGATATACTGCAAGCGTTAAGCCCTCGGTGTTGTTAAATTCAAAGTCTATTTGTTCACTAATCATCTTTTACTACTCCGTTTTTGATTAAGATTTACAGTTTAATGCGCCAAAAATTGTCTATATTTAGC